CAAACCGGTTTTGGACATTTATAAATGTCCAAAATGGCTTTTCGGGCTTCGCCCTCTGGAAAAAACGTGAAAAAACGAGTTGTGACCATTATGCTCTCAATTTGGTTTTGTGTCCGAATTTTTTGTGAGCATAATTTTTTCCACTTTTTATAATTTTATTTGAAAAAGGTTTAGGGATAATATAAAAAATTTAAATTCTATAAAAGTTCTATAAAAAAAATAAGATAATTATAAGATAAAAATAAGATAAAAATAAGATACTATATTATAATATGCCAAAAACTGATATAGATTATTCCTCCACAATTATTTATAAAATCACATGCAAAGATACTAGTGTGAATGATGTGTACGTGGGTCATACAACTAATTTTGTGCAACGAAAATACGCACATAAACAAAGCTGTATTAATAAAAAATCTAAAAACCATAAATGTAAATTATATGAAGTTATTCGTGCCTTGGGTGGGTGGGCAAATTGGAAAATGGAAATTGTCGGTTTTTTTGACTGCGCTAACCAGAATGAAGCTAGAAAAAAGGAACAGGAATATTTTGTTTCATTGAAAGCAACCTTAAATAGTATAGAACCATATTTTATTCCAATGCCACAACCAATACCAAGTCCAATGCCAATACCAAGTCCAATGCCAATATCAAAAATATATATAAAAGATTTACATGATGAAAATATGCCCACTGATTTCCCCACAATGAACGAAATTGTCCCAGAAATGCCCAAGCATTATAGTTGCGCAGTTTGTCAGATTGAAACCAATAACAAAAAAGATTATAATAAACATTTATTAACAACTAAACATATAAATAGAACAAACGTTGAACAAACAATTCCCAAAACCATGTATAATTGTAAAATATGTAATAAAAATTACAAAGCGCGGAATAGTTTATGGTATCATGAACAAAAATGCATTTATAATTCGAATATACAAACACCTGTTATAAATGAAACACCAATAAACGAAGAAAATATTATAATCAAAACCCTTATTGATGAAAATAAAGAATTAATTAATGATAACAAAGATTTTAAAAATTTAATTCTTGAAATGATGAAAAGCAATACGGATTTACAAAGCAAAATGATGGATATGTGTAAAAGCAGTAATACGACAATACATAAAAATAGCCATAATAATAACAAAACATTCAACATGCAAATCTTCTTAAACGAGCATTGTAAAGATGCGATGAATATTCAGGATTTTGCCGATTCGTTTCAATTACAAATCTCGGATCTCGAAAAAGTCGGACACCTTGGGTACGTAGATGGTATCTCCGATATTATCATTAAAAAACTCAATGAGTTGGATGTCTATAAACGTCCGATTCATTGTAGCGATACCAAGCGCGATACGATGTACGTTCACGCGGATGATGTTTGGAGTAAAGAAACGAGTGATCATGATCAAGTGCGGATGCTGGTCCAACGCATCACCGCTAAGAATATCCGTCTGCTACCCATCTGGCGGGAAATGTATCCGAATTGTAAAAACAACATGCATCGTTTAAACGAGACCTACCTCAGCTTAACAAGGCAGGCGATGGGCGGTTTTGGTGGCACTATACCCGAGAATGAGAGCAAAATTATTAGAAAAATTGCCAAAACGGTATATATTGATAAAAATATGTAGGCGTTAGCATATATCAAGTATAAGCGTCATCAAATTTACTTTCCTTTTCATTTTTTCTCTAGTTCAATGAGACCCCGCACACAAACCGCCTGCACATATTCGTTGGCAAATTCAATAAACCCATTAATCAAATCCGTTAATTCGTCCAAACTCCATTTGTTTTCGGCAGTATTATATATTTGGTCAAACACAATATCATCATCGGCTCCATAGGGATCGATCGTATAATATGATCTAAATCTAATTTGTTTTGCGTCAGCACTGCCGATACCGCCTTCGTATCGATTTAAATAGGGCAAATTTTGTATAGCAGTCATTTTACACTTGGATAACCAGGTGCTTACAATTTGCATTTTATGTGTTTCCCCGCATATATCTCCGCCTTCACATGTCCATTTCAAATCATTCCAACGTCTCTCAAACTCCTCCGGAGCATTATTATCTATTTTAAATCGCAGCGAAATCAGGTGGGTTTCGTATATTGTCTCCATTATTGAGGCTTGTATAATTAAATGTATATGATTTAATTATAAATCAATTTTATTATTTAATCAATCGTATGAGTATCAATCGTAGGAAAAGCCATAGGTGGTCGCCATAAAATCATCAAAAAAAGTACGACTAATCTTCATGGCACCTTCGGCGCAAATGTTTAAATAGTTTTCACGCAGCGGTATTTTTTTCGCTAATATGTATTTCGGACGCGGATAAAAACAAATGACACGATCTTCCTCTTTGAGTTTGAGTGTTTTATTATAGTTAAATATAATACGGTCATGTGCTAACAATTTCGGGATATATAATCTTTCCCGATGCTCCAGATGTTCTAGCTCTTTTAAGGAGACTTTGATAAGAATGCCATTACAAAGTGCTGTTTTTACATCCTTTACGCCTAGCACACGATACGTTCCATCATTTCTGACGACATTAAATGAGCGCTTTAGACCGGATATGGTTACTGGACATACTTTTCTTGTGTCCGAATGTGATAATTCATTGCCGTTTTCATTCATATTAATAAGTGAACCATATCCGAAGACATAGGTCGCCATTTATATATAAAAATAAAAAATAAAGGGCTGGGGTTTCGCCCCCAACGACGAATGAGTTTCGCCATCAACAATGAATTAGGCGAAGCCGGGTTTTAAAGGGCTCTGCCCTTTAGTTGTACATATTTTTCCAATGCCCGTTATCGACATCTTTTTTAATAAGCTGGTCTACGACCGTCGGCGTCACTTGCATAGGAAATTCCACCTTAATAGACATTTCGCTTTCAAACAAATTTGTGCCGGGTTTCATCAGCCGGTAGAGATTGAGTTTTGTATGAATGATTTCCAAGCAACGCTTTAATGTTCGCACACCATCTTCCTTATCGGTATAGTTGGTAATAATATAATGCATAGTCGCCTCCGGAATACAGATATCCTCGGTTTTGAAGACGACTTGTTCGCATATTTTGGGCAAGAGATAATTATTGGCAATGGTAGTTTTTTGCTCTTGGTTATAGCCCTTTGTTTGAATTTTGTACATACGATCTAAGAGAATACGATTGACTTTGCTCTCGTCGTTATAGCTGAAGATGAAGAGACAACGGCTAAGATCAAAATCAATTTCCGAAAAGTAGCGATCGTGGAATTGATTGTTTTGCGTTGTATCCGTCAAGTGCGTAAGAATACCCACAATCTCTTCACCTTTGGGCGTATCACTAATTTTATCCAATTCGTCAAAGTAGATAACCGGGTTCATGCTTTTGCAATTAATCAGCAAATCAACAATTTTCCCCCAGGAAGAACCTTCATAAGTATAGGAATGCCCTTCAAGAAAGCTGCTGTCCGTTGCTCCGCCGAGCGCAATAAAGGCGAAATCCCGTCCAAGAATTTTACTGATGCCTTCTTTCACTAGCGTGGTTTTACCCGTGCCCATCGGACCCTTAATCGCAATGGAGGTGCCGATCGCTTCCGGGTTCACGATCCACTGTCCGATCATTTGCATAATTTGTAGTTTGGCATCATCTAAACCATAGACCGCTTGATCAAGTATTTTTTTCGCATTGTCCATAAATTCATGGCATTTTTCAACACCATCCTCCTTTAAGGAAATCGGCAAGTTTTTATGTTTGCCGAACGGGATTTGCATAAAAGTGTCAACCCAATTCTTCATCTTGAAATACTCGCCGCCGCCCGGTTCCATGTGCCGCAAGGTGGAGATTTTGCGGTAGGCACAGGCCTTGTATTGCAAGGGAATGTCGGCATCGAGTAAGCGCAGGCGGTAGGGTTTGTCCACATATGAATTTTTATGGATCAACTCGATTTGTTCTAAAACCGTCTGCTGCTCCGGCAAAGACAGATTTTTATGAAAGAACTTCAAATCATTCATCACATCTTTTTCTCGCAAAAGTTTTTTAAGTTTCTGCGTGTTTTCTTTTTTCTGTTTGCGGGATTTCTTTTCTACTTTTTTCAAATACTGTTGTTCGCGCTCTTTAAAATTGTTTAAAAAGCCTTTTACGACCGGTGAATTTTTCTCATCCGGCGTCAAAGTTTTAAACAACTCTTTCATTTTAGCCAGCGCTGTTTCATCATTAGCGCTTGAACCGTCAGTAGTATTTTTAGTAGTAGCAGCCGATTTCTTTTTCGGTTTTTTGGTTTCTACAATGTCGGCTTCAGCCGTGTCTTCTTCCTCTTCCGAATTGTCTTCTTCTTCTTCTGTTTCGGTGTCCGACTCATCGTCGTCCTCAGAGTACTCTTCCTCATCATAATCATCTTCGTCAAATAAAGATTCTTTTCCGTATTGTTGGGATTGGTTCAAACCATCCACAATAAACGAAATATTAAATTTAGACGACAATGCATTGATGGCATCCTCATAATTTTCTTCGTCTTCCTCCTCCTCCTCCTCATCATCTTCCTCCTCCTCCACTTCAACTTTGCGCCGAGATTTAGAACTTTTTTTTTTCGGCTCTTGAGCAGCACGTACAGCAGCAAGAGCAGCAGCATGTGAAACAGTCGGCAAAGGTTTTTTTGTAGTGGGTTTTTTATTTTGATAGGCACTCGCCGCTGCTTTGAATTCTTTCGTCGTGGACTTTATTTTATCTTTCATATATTGTGAAGGAAAGAGGTCATAGAGGAACTTTTTATATTCGGCTGTCTCCAATTCGTCCTCCTCGCTGTCAATATAGTCCGAAACTGAATCGCCTTCATCGTCATCGTCTTCCGATTCTTCAGATTCATAAGATATATCTTCTTCATCATCGTCCTCGTCGTCGGATGACATATGAATTGTATAATCCTCTTTAGATTTTAAATTCTTTTTATTCGATGCGGCTGATGCCAAGGCTGCCGCTTTTGCGCGTGTATTATAAGCGGTTGAAGTGGCGGTGGTGGTTTTTTTACCGGACATTTTCTTTTCGTTGCTCGATGTATTAGACATATTGAAGATAAGGTGTATATAATTTTATTTTTATTTTTTATTCAATTCAATTTTTTGATAATATTTAGTAAAGCATAATAATAATAATAATAATAATAATAATAATAGATATTGCTAAAAAATTGAATTAAACCTATCTATATATTGTTATGTTAATATAAGATACACCATGGCTTCAACACGAACGAATGGAACTATGCAAAAACAAAATGCCACCCGGATTATTGGAATTCAATTCAGTATGTTATCGCCCGAAGAAATCCGGAAGGGATCAGTCGCAGAAATCACTAACCGTGAAGCCTATGTCAATAATAAACCGGTTATCAATGG